TTGCAGAAAGAGAATCAATTATGGCTAAATCTAAAGGTGATGATGGAAATGAATTTGCTTTAAATCTTATGATTGAAAAGGCATTAGATGAGAATGGCAAAAGACTATTTCAAGATGGTCATAAAGCATCTCTTAGAAGGGAGATAAATGCAGGTATTTTACAAGATATACAAATGGCAATGATGACATCAGGAGATGATTTAAAAGTGGAGGAAGCGAAAGCAGCTTTAAAAAGCTAATAAAGATTGGTATTTAATGTTTTTCTTAGCTAAAGAATTAGGAATGACATTAAGACAACTTACAGAAAATTTAACTAGAGAAGAACTAATAGCTTGGGCAGGTTTTTTTGAGTTAAAACATGAAGAAGAAGAGAAATATAAAGAACAAGTACAAAAAAAACAAGCCATGAAACCCAGAAGGCGGTAATATAGAAGTAATTTATTAGGTCGAGTAAATGGCAGCAGAGTACGGAATTAATATTAATGTCAGGACAAAATCAGAACAGCTTGCAAAATTAAACAAAGATTTAAAAGTTACACAATCTACGGCTGAAAAATTAAAAAATGAATTAAAACAGATAGGTGAACAAAAAGGTAAAGGTACTGCTGGTGGTCCTTTTTCAAGAGAATTTGCAGCTAAACAAAAAGAAGTAAAAAAAGCTGTTCTTGAAGCAAAAAAAGCATTTCAAGAATATACAAGAGGATTATTAAATTTTGATGGTCAAAATAGACGAAGTATTACATCATTAGGTGCTCTTGCAGCTAAATTACAAGAGGCAAGAAGAGAAACAGGTCGTACTACTAAAGAATTTGCCTTGTTTACTCAGGGTTTAACGAAAATAGGTTTTACACAACAATTATCATCTTTAAAAAGATTTAATGAAGAGGCAAAAATAACTGCTAAGACATTTAGTGCAATAAGTAGTGGTAATGCACCTGGAATTACTGGTTTTCAAGGAGCAGGACTAAGTGATTTATTAGCATTTAAACCTGCGAATACAATAAACGCACTTGAAAAATATATTGCGACTTTAGGTGGAGTGAGGAATCAACTTGATTTAACTGAAAAAGATTATGTTGATGTAAATAGAAGAATTGCAGAAATGAATAAATTATTACAAGAATCAAGAAAACTTGGTTTACCTACAGGAACAGATAAAGAAACAGAAAGAAACAGAGCAAGATTATTAAGAGGGAGACCTACAGGTTTTACTGCTGAAGAGTTTGGGCCACAAAGAGGTATTAATAGGGTTTTAACAAGAAATCCTATGTTTCGAGAAGGTGGGTTATTTGCGGAAAGAGGTGGACTTGCTGCCAGAAGAAGAAATGCTCTTAGTAGTGGTCTTATTGGTGGTGGTTTTCCTTTGTTATTTGGTCAAGGTATAGGTGCATCTGTTGGTGGTGGTTTAGGTGGTGTAGCTGGTGGATTTTTAGGAGGTGGATTAGGATTTGGTTTGTCCATTGTTGGTACTCAGGTAGGTAAACAACTTGATATTTTAGTTATGTCAGCAAAAAAAGCTGGTGATGCTTTAGCTGATTTCAATAAAGATACAACTACTTTAATAGCATCATTAGGTTTAACTAACTCTGCTTTTACTCAAAGAATACAATTATTGGAACAAGCTGAAGGAAAAGAGGCTGCATACAATGTTGTTCTTGCTCGTACTACAGCAATAGTTGGTCAAGGTGGTGTTGATGCATTAAAAGAATTTGGTGATCAAACAAGACAGATAACACAAGGATTTAGTCAGTTTTTCTTGATCGTACAGGCTGGTTTAGCAAGAATAATATCTTTTTCAAGAATATTAAAAGGATTAGGAGATGGTTTGCAAAATTTTACTGTAGGAGAAAGATTGAGAAAATCAACAAGTCCACAATTACAAGGAATAGGAAATCGAATAGCAGAGTTAGAAGGTAAACAGGGTAGATTAACAGGACAAGAAAGAGCAGAACTTAGAGGACTAAAAGCACAAGGTATAACTGGATTAGCAGACTTTGATAAAACAGAAACAAATAGATTAGGTTTTGAGGCAATTTCAAAAGGAATGAGAGAAGAAATTGAGTTAACAAATGCAAGTACATTTGCTAAAAGACAAAAAATAAAAGCAGATAGACAAGTAAATGATTTAGCAAAAGAATTTCAAGAGCTTACAAAACAAACATTAAATGAAGATCAATTAGAACTTCTAAGAGAATATGTTCATGCTACGAATGAATTGGCTTTAGGCACACGACTTTATAATGATGAATTAGCAAAACTTGATGAAGAATTTATAAAATTAAATGATAGTGGTTTTCAAGTGGTTGAGTTATCAAAAGCAATTGGTTCATCTTTTGAAGAATCATTTAAAGGAGTTATTAAAGGAACAATGAGTGTTCAAGAAGCTTTTAGAAATATGTTTATGCGTATAGCAGATCATTTCTTAGATATGGCTGCACAAATGATGGCAAATTCATTACAACGAGGAATTTTAGGAATGTTTACTAATTTGTTTAATCCCTTTAGTTTTGTTGGAAATTCATCTTATACAAATGCATTTACTTCTAGCCCAAGTATTCCTTTCATTGTGCCAGATACACCTCTTGTTCCTCAATTAGCTAATGGAGGTATGGCTAAAGGTGGTAAATCTTATCTTGTTGGAGAACGTGGTCCAGAATTGTTTACACCAGGAGTTTCTGGAATGGTTACTCCAAATGAAATGCTTGGCGGTTCTACAAGTATCGTAATAAATGTAGATGCTTCTGGTTCTTCTGCTGAAGGTGATGAAGAACAAGGTAGACAGCTTGGACTTGCTATATCAGCAGCAGTACAATCTGAAATAATACAACAAAAAAGACCAGGAGGATTACTCGCATAATGACAGTACCTAATTTTGACAACGATGTAAATATAAAACCTAAATATGGTCAGCGAAAAACATCCGCACCATTAACCCGTGTTGTTCGCTTTGCTGATGGTTTTGAACAGCGAATATTATTTGGCTTGGCTAGTCATCAGAATCCAAAAGTATTTAACTTAACTTTTGAAGTATCTGAAACAGATGCGGATACTATAGAAACATTTCTTGACGCTAGAGCTTTAGATAATAAAAGTTTTACGTTTACACCTCCTGGAGAAGCTAGTTCATCTAAATTTGTATGTGAAAACTGGAGTAAACAGATTCCATATGTAAATAGAGCTACGATACAGGCAACATTTAGGGAGGTATTTGAAGCATGACATCAAGTTATGAACAAGGTCGGCCTGTAAATTCAAATATACAAATAAGTAAAGATTTACAAGAACCTAATCCTTCTGCAATTATTGAGTTATTTGAGCTTGAGTTAATTAAAAATGTTCATTATGTTTTACCAGCAACTATAGATACAAACTATTATTTCCATGATGGAACGAGTAATAATAATTTTGGTTCAATAAAGTGGACAAAAGGAGATTCTAATAATACAGAAGTAGAGTATGTTGCTTTACCTGTTAAAGCCGAAGGTTTTAAGTTTGGTAGAGGACAACTACCTAGACCTACACTTACTTTTTCTAATGCTTTAGGTGCGTTTACAACTATTTTAGCTGCTGCTAATTCTGTAGCAACGAGTATCGAAGAAGGTTCTATTGGATTAGGTCTAATCAATAATGATCTTACAGGTGCGAAAGTTACAAGAAAACGAACATTGGAGAAGTTTTTACCGACATCTAATTACAGTACAACACCTAGTTACAATGCTTTTGATTCTTCTTATCCAGAATTTCCAAAGGAAGTATATTTTATTGATAGAAAAAGTAAGGAAGATAGAGAGGTGGTGCAATTTGAATTAGCTGCTAATTTTGATTTAGCAGGGGTTAAAGCTCCTCGTAGACTTGTAACCAGAGATCAGTTTCCATCAGCAGGGATTTTCAAAGGATGAAGCAGTGGCAACAAATAGCTATGAGAGATAGCAAACTAGAAAGTCCAAGAGAGATTTGTGGTTTAGTTGTTAATTTAAAAGGTAAAGAAGTGTTTTTTAATTGCCCTAATCGTTCCAAAGATGAGGATAATTTTATTTTAGATCCTGATAGTTATGCAATCTGTGAAGAACAGGGTCAAATTGTAGGCATATTTCACAGTCACCCTAAAGGATCTTCTGAACCGTCTGATGCAGATAAGATTAGTTGTGAAGCATCAAAACTTCCTTGGTATATTTATAGTCCTCTTGAAAATACTTGGTCAGAACTTAAACCAAATGGATATAAACCAAAACTATATGGTAGACCTTGGATTTGGGGATTAACAGACTGCTATACGTTTTTAAGAGATTGGTATAAAGAAGTCAAAAATATTAATTTAAAAGATTATGAAAGATCTCTTACAGCAGAAGAATTTTTAGAAGATCCTTTATTTGAAAGTTATGCTTGGAGAACTGGATTTAGAGAATTAAGACATAATGAATCTTTTGAAAAAGGTGATGTTTTTCTTATGAAACTATTACACCCAAAACCTAGTCATGTTGCTGTCTATGTTGGTCATGGCAATATTGCTCATCATTGCAATGAAAGGCTAAGTTGTATTGAACCTTATAGTGAATTTTATATAAGATGTACTCATAAGAGGTATCGGTATGTCAACTGAGATTAAACTATATGGTCATTTAAAAGAAGCTACAGGTCGTTCATCTTTTAAGGCAAAAGTTAGCAACACTGCTGAAGCAGTTAGGTTTTTAATAGCTAATTTTCCAACTTTGGAACATGAAATGGCAAATCAATATTATAGAGTCAGTGTTAACAATGTAGATATAGATAAAACTGAATTACACAATCCAATAGGTATTGCTGAGATAAAAATAGTACCTGTAATAGCTGGAAGCGGAAGAGGTTTCGGAAAAATATTATTAGGAGCAGCGTTAATTGGTTTAGCTTTCCTTATGCCAGCAGCACCTAATGGTTTAACTCTAATGGAAGGAATAAAAGCTGGTTCTTTCGCAAAAGTTGGTCTTATAACAAAAAGTATGGCTTATGTTGGAGCTTATCTAGTGTTATCAGGTATCGCTGATTTATTTACACCAGCAGTGGAACCAGAGGCAGATGATCCATTGTCAGCTAATTTCTCTAACGCTATCAACACTACACTTGCTACAGTTCCCATCCCAATTTTATACGGAGAATGTATTACTGGATCAGTTGTTATCAGTGCTGGTATAGATACTGCCGATGGCTCACCTAGTACAACAGCTTCTGCTAATGTTGTAGATCATAGAGGTAATACTACTTCGGTTCCCCAAGACCCCGATACAGGTCAAGCTGCTGAAGAATACGATAGAGATAATTCAGAGACTTCTTTAAGAAGATATGTAAGAATTTATAGTGCATCATCTACTCAAGTAAAAATTGAAGCTGTTGTGGGAAACAACACATATCAAGGAACAGGTTATACAAATACAGGAGATGAGTTATTAACTTCTTATAGAGAACAAAATAAAAACCAATTTAATTACAGTGCTTTTGTTTTAAATGGTAATACTAAATATTTTCCTGGAAATCTCAAAGAATCTATTGGAACTTTCGATGCTAACAATAGACCTAGCACTGGTGCTAATGATGGTTATTATTATGGGTTAGTAACTGGTACAACATAATGTCAGATAATAAAAAACAAATTATAGGTAGTTTTGGAGGGCTTTTAGGAGGAGGATCAAGAAAACCTACAAGAGATCCTGATACTTTAAATAATACTGAAACAGCTAAAGTTATAGAAATACTTTCAGAAGGAGTTACAGAAGGTTTTGCAACACCATCTAAAAAACTTTCATCAGAACTTTCTACAGTTGATGAAGTATATCAATTAAGTTCAAGTAATCAAGATCAATACATTGCATACGCTCATGAAGATATATATTTAGACGATACTCCCATAAGAAGTATAAATACAGGTAAGAAATCTGATGATGGTAGTTATCAAAAAGCAAATTTCAATGGGTTTGATAACCCCTCTGACGGTTTCTTTGAAGTGAGACATGGATCTAAAAATCAATCAGTATTAAGCACTGATGGTACATTGCAGAGTACAAAGACAATTCAAGTTAATCAAAAAGTAGAAACCGAAATAACAAGACAGATTACAGTAGGCAGACCATCTTTAGCATCAACTCAATCTTTAGCTCCTGAGAGAGTAAAAGTAACACTTCATGTTAATCAGTTACAGGAAACAAATGATAAAGGTGATCTTTTAGGAAGAACTGTAGAATTTAAAATCTTTTTTCAATATAAAGGTGAGATTGCAGATACATCAAGAGTTCTAATGAAACAGGATTCATTTTCTGGAAGAACTGGGGATCAATATAGAAGAGAATATGTATTTGCAACAGAAAGTTTTAATAGAGATAGTTTTAGACGTTATCCACTAGAGATAACTGTGCAACGTGTTTCTGCTTTAAATAATACTAATGACCAAATACAAGATGATTTATTTTTCTCAGCAATCACTGAAATACAGAGGCCAACCACAGATTATCAGGGTCAAACCTTAAATACAAATGTTGAGATAGATGATGGTAATGGTGTTACTCAAAAAATACTTGATGGACAATTTTCATATCCTTTTACAGCATATTCTTTTCTTCAGTTTGATGCTTACCAATTTGCAAGTATTCCAAAAAGAACATTCCGTTACCGAGGAATAAAAGTAAAAATTCCTGCTCCAAATGGAGGTCTTACTCCCACTGTTGATGTAACAGGTAATGGAAGAATAGAATATCCATCAAATTATATATTTGGTGGTGATATAACTACAGATTTATTTTGGACAACGGATCCAGCTTTCATACTTCTTGATTTATTGTTAAACACCAGATATGGATTTGGTAAGTATATTAAGGAGGAAGAAGTAGATTTATTTTCTTTCTTTCAAGCTAGTAAATATTGTGCTCAACTGGTGCAAACTCCTAGAGGAGGTCAGGAGCCTAGATTTGCTTTTAACAGTGTCATAAATAAAACAACAGAGGCTTTCAACATCATAAAAGAGATTTCTGGAATGATGCGATGTTATCCCATCTGGTCAGGAGGAAAACTTACGCTTGTTCAAGACAGACCCATAAATCCAGATGACGAAGATCCATGTAGTTATCAGACTCCTGTTTATATTTTTTCACTCGCAAATACTTTAAATGGCTTCTCCTATTCTGGAGTCAGTTTAAAAACAAGACATGGAAAAGTTGTTGTTGAATATTTCAATATGGAGTCAAGGCAGCTAGATACTGTAGTTATAACTAATCAACAAGTTTTTAATAAAACTCATAATATTAAAAAAGTAAAAGCCTTTGGATGTACTTCATTTGCTCAAGCAGCAAGATATGGCAGAGCTATAATTTGGTCTGAGAATAATGAGACAGATGTTGTTACTTTTGATGTATCCATAGAAAGTGGAGTTGTCATTAGACCAGGTGCGGTTGTTGGTATAAACGATCCAGTAAGAGCAGGGATTAGAAGAGCAGGAAGAGCAAGTGCTGTAACTTTAGATGGAAGTGGTCATTTAACTGCTTTAACAGTGGATGACAGTAGTTCAACAGATTTACCTACTACTGGCGATAGAACTATCTTAATTTTGGACAGTGCTGGAAAAGCTCAATCAGCAACTATTAGTTCTATCAGTGGTAAGGTTGTAACTTTATCTTCTGCTCTAGCACCTAGTAGTAATGCTACTTTTCAAGCTAATACTGTTTGGTTGATTGAAAATACTGTCAAATCTGAGTTATACCGAATAGTTGATGTAGAAGAGCAAGATGGAATCCTATATAAGATGACAGGTATTCCTTATAACTGTAATAAGTATGATTTTGTTGATGGTAAAAATAGAACATTAGTATCAGATGACTCATTACAAAATCCAACTTTAGTAGCAGATAATAGAACAACAAGTATTTTTGAAACTGATAGAGGTGGACCAAGTTCTGTAAGTAGTGTCACTGCATTAAGAGAAAAAGACGGTCAAGTTATATCTGTATTGATAATTAGTTTTGCTAATATTCTTGGCGTAGGAAAATATCTTATTAAATATAAATTTAAACGTGGTTCTGTATCTAATAAAGGAACAAATATTTATGGACAACCCTCTTTATTTATGAACCCTCTTGCATCTTTCGGTGAATATTTAAGAGAGTTTACAACTGAAGATTTAACTTTTGAAATTGAAAATGCCAGTATAGGTGTCTATCGGATTGAAATTTACTCAATAAATGCGATAGGTAAAATATCAAAGAATCCAACAATAAAAGAAATACAAAATATAGGTAGATTTACAGCACCAACATCTCCAACAAGTTTAAATGCTGAAATTACACAATCTGGAGATTTAAAATTAACTTGGAATCCATCTGTTGATATTGATGTAGTAAGTAATGGTCATGTAATTGTTAAACATAACTCTGATACAAGTGGTAACGCTGCTTGGGGTAACTCTCGAACAATAATGATTCTTCACGGTTCACAATCTAGTGTAACTTTACCGACTGTTACAGGAGAATATTTAGTTAAATTTCAAGATCAAACTTTAATACAATCAGAAAATGCTGTAAGTGCTATCGTATCAGACTCTGACTTAGGTTTAGTAGATCGTAAGTTAGTTGGAACGATTAAAGAAAACACAGCATTTGGTGGGGTAAAAACTGCATTAATTGTCAACAGCAGTGGAATGGAGATAAATCAAAGTGCAAGTAATACTTTGATTGATTCAATTACCGCAAATATAGATACGATCAGTGATTTCGATACTTTAGATGGAGATACTGGAGTGTTACAAGGTACATATCAATTTACTAATGTACTGGATTTAGGAGCTAAATTTTCTGGCGTTATTTTTGAAAGTATTATAAGATTTGAAGGATTTTCTGATAGTACTCTTTTTGATAGTTATGTACCAGCAGTAGTTTTAAATTCCGATGGTGCGATTATTAGTGGTGGTGTAGATGCTTTAACAAAATTTGATGGCGATAAATTAGAAAATGCAACCGCAGAATTGCAAATACAAACGAGTGATGATAATTCAACATTTACTACTGCAAATAATTTTATTGAAACAGTTGCAAGTGCTAGATATTTTAAATTTACTTTAAAATTAAATACTACAACAACAACAGAAAATTCAAGAATAATTATTGGAGATGGAAGTACTAATACATTAGGTTGTAAAGTTTTAATGAATAAAAGAACTGAAACAAGTGCTACGTTAACTACAGCAGGAGATCAAACAGTGGCTAGTAATACTGCTTACACGTTTACTAATGGATTTTTTGTAGGCACAGGTGCTACTACAGGTTTTGATGCTCCTTTGCCATCTGTAACTATTAATCCGTTAGCTTTAGGAACTGGTGAATTTTTTGAAGTAACTAATATATCTGGCACAGGATTTAATGTAGTCTTTAAAAATTCAAGTGGTACACCTCAAACAGGAAAACAATTTACATATACTGCTAGTGGCTTTGGTAAAAAGGTGTAATATAATATAAATATCTTGTAAATGTAATTAGATGGCTAATTTAGACACAATAATTCTTAACGCATCAGGTCAAACTGTAAGAGAAGATATAGAGGATAACTTACAGGCTATAAAAGGCAATAATAGTAATCCCACTTTACCAGCAGCAGAGAGCAATACTTTAATAAATTACATGACAATAGCAGAAACGGGTTCTGTAAATCAATTAAAAGTTCATATTGGAACCAGTAATACTTTTGTTCCTATTGTTGATATATCTCAGGGAACATCCTCTGGAACTCATATTGCAAAACCAGGTACAACAGCTATTCCTGGTTATAGATTTTTAGACAGTTCTGGTAGTGCAACTCAAAGTGGTATGGGATTACCAGCAGATACAAGGCTCGGATTCTTTGTAGCTGGATCTGAAAAATTATCTGTGCTTAGTGATGGCAAAGTTGGAATAGGAACTACCTCTCCTAGTGTTGACTTTGAAGTTCAAGGTGATGCAGATATTAATACATCAACTACTGATGCATTTTTAAGCATAAGAGCAACAGCATCTGATAGCTCTAACAATGCTTATCTAGATTTTGTTGCTGATACCACATATACAGACTATGGCTTAAGAATTATGAGACACTCTGGTGGTGCAAATGCTGTTTCTGGTATTTTTCATAGAGGCACAGGAAGTTTGAGATTTGATACTGATGAAGTGTCTGAAATAGAATTTCAAACAGATAGTACAAAAAGATGGACCATGTTTGGTAACAGTGCTAATTTTGTATCAGGAACTGATAGTAGTCGTGATCTGTTAACAACTACAGGTGCTGCATTTAATTTTCAAGGAAATGAGTTAGAAGGTTTAGCTCTTGTTAAAAGTGTATATGGTTGGGGTACACCTTTATTTATTCAATTATTAAATGCTAGTGGCAGTAGAAACCTTGCAGAATTTCAATACAATACAGGAAGTTCTGGAACAGGAACAGCAGTTGGCGGTATTAGTACTACTGGTTCTTCAACAAGTTTTAATACATCTTCAGACTATAGATTAAAAGAAAATGTTGTTGTTATCTCAGATGGTATTACAAGATTAAAAACATTAAAACCTTATAGATTTAATTTTATTTCTGATAAAGACACAACAGTTGACGGTTTCTTTGCACATGAAGTGACAGCAGTACCAGAAGCAGTTACAGGTACAAAAGATGAAACTGACAGTGATAACAATCCAAAATATCAACAAATAGATCAATCAAAAATAGTACCTTTACTTGTAGCTGCATTACAGGAAGCAGTTGCTAAGATAGAAACATTAGAAACTAAAGTTGCTGCACTTGAGGGAAGTTAATGGCAATCCAACCTGGAACGTATAACTTTACTGTGCAAAGGAGATCAGATCATTCAATTCCTTTGGTGTTTAAAGATGGAAATAATGCTGCCATAAATTTAACAGGATTTACTGTAGTAGCACAAGTTTGGGAAGAAACACGCACCACAAAATATGCAGACTTTACAACAACTTATACAGATAGAGCAGCAGGATCAGTAAGTATTGCACTGACAGATGTACAAACTGCTACTTTTACTCCAGACGTTTTAAAATATGATGTTTTATTAGTAGATGGATCGGGCAACAAAGAATACTATTTAGAAGGTACTATATTTGTAAGTGAAGGTTACACATCAACATGACCTCTGTAAACATTTCAACTACTAAAAATACTGTTACTGTTAATGGAGAGACTTCTGTTGTCACAGTGGCAACCCAAGGCCCCCAGGGAGCCTCTACTGCTATTGATTCAAGCAGTGCAGTGGACAATTCAATAGTGTACTATCACCAATCTAGTGGTACATTTAAAGCAGATGCAACTACTACCAAACTAACACTTGTTAACGGAGGAAATTTTTGAGCCATGTCTAACACTATAAGAATTAAAAAAAGAGCAGCAAGTGGCAGTGCTGGTGCACCATCTAGTTTATCTCCATCTGAATTAGCTTTTAATGAAGCAGACCTAAAATTGTATTATGGATTTGGTGATGATGGAGCAACACCTCCTGCTGCAAGTTCAATAATTACGATTGGCGGTTCTGGTGCATTTGTTAGTAAGACAGAAACACAAAATGCAAACTTAGTATTTTCTGGTCCTACGACTGGAAGTGCTGCTGCACCTACATTTAGAAGTTTGGTTGCTGCTGATATTCCTTCCATTGCTCATACAAAAATAAGTGATTTTGATAGTGGAGTTCAAACAAATCGAGTAGATCAGTTAGCAAGTGCAACAAACCCAGTAACAGGGGTAACTCCTACTGCTGATGCTCATTTTGCAACAAAAGGATATGTTGATGGTGTTAGTCAAGGATTAGATATTAAGGAAGCTGTGAAAGTAGCAACCACAGCAAACATTACGCTATCTGGTACGCAAACTATTGATGGTGTGGCGGTTTCTGCTGATGAAAGAGTACTTGTTAAAGATCAAAGTACAGCAAGTCAAAATGGACTGTATCTTTGCAAAGCTGGTTCATGGGCGAGAACAGATGATTTAGCTGCTGGTGATGATGCTTCTTCTGTATTTGTATTTGTAGATCAAGGAACAGTTAATGCTGATAATGGTTTTGTTTGTAGCACCAATAAAGGATCTGCGGTTGTTGGCACAAATAACTTAGCCTTTACACAATTTTCTGGTGCTGGTCAAATTACGGCTGGAGATGGCCTTGATAAGTCAGGAAATACTTTATCTCTTGACCTAAAATCTAATGGCGGTCTTGTCATTGAATCTACTGAATTAGCTGTTGATTTAGCTGCAAGTTCTATTACAGGAACACTCGCTATTAGTGACGGTGGAACGGGTGCTACAAGTGCAAGTGCAGCAAGAACAGCCCTTGGATTAGTGATTGGAACAAATGTCCAGGCTTTTGACGCACAATTAACAGATATTGCTGGACTTACACCTACTGACGGTAATTTTATTGTTGGAGATGGCTCAAACTTTATTCTTGAAAGTGGATCTACTGCTAGAGCTTCTCTTGGTCTTGCAATCGGTACAAATGTTCAAGCTTACGATGCTGATTTAGACAACTTATCAAGCATGCAGTCAGGTGCTTCTTCTGCTTTAGCTGCAATAACCTCAACAGAATTACAGATTCTTGATGGTGCTACTGTAACTACTGCTGAGTTGAATATTCTCGATGGCGTTACTGCTACTGCTTCTGAATTAAATATTTTAGACGGAGTAACTTCTACAGCAGCAGAATTGAATATTTTAGATGGAGTCACAGCAACAGCAACAGAAATAAATGCAGCTTGTGATGGAACTACATCTGCAACATCAACCACTCTTGCGACAGGAGATCGTTTTGTAACTAATGATGCTGGTACGATGAAGCAAGTAGCTTTAAGCGATCTGGTCACATTTTTAGAAGACGGTGCAACGTCTGGTTTTAACATAGATGGTGGAACTTATTGAATCAAGCTATTAGGAGGTAAAAGCCAATGGCTAATGAAATTCGACTTAAAAGAGGTTCTGGTAGCGATCCAAGTGCTAGTGATTTAGTCACAGGTGAAGTAGCGATAAGAACTGATAATGGTAAATTATTTACAAAAAAAGATGATGGTACTGTAGCTGAAATATCAGGTAGTGGGACTGCTGGTCCTACAGGCCCTACTGGTCCAACTGGTCCGACAGGTCCGACGGGACCGCAAGGTCCTGCTGGGAGTGATGGGAGTGATGGTGCTACAGGTCCTACAGGTCCTACTGGCCCCACTGGAAATACAGGTCCAACTGGCCCTACGGGTCCTGCTGGAAGTGGTTTAGATTCAGACGCACAACAAAATACAGTAGGTGGTACTGATGCAGGAGATTCATTTTCTGGCACAAGTGCTTTTGCTAATACCCTATTTGGGTATGAAGCAGGAACAGCAATCACTACGGGAGATTACAATATTGCCCTCGGTCAAAAGGCTTTATATTCAACAACTACAGCTTCATACAATGTCGCCATTGGATCAAGTGCGTTATATGAAAACGAAACTGGTACGCAGAATATGGCTATGGGAGATCAGGCTGGATATAACGTAACAGGTAGTAGAAATGTAATGATTGGACATCAGGCTAGTACTGGTGGATCTGCTGGTGCTACAGCAATAAATGATGTTATAGCTATTGGATACAGAGCAGGATATGTTAATCAGTCTGGTAGCAATCAAGTTTTAATAGGTAGGTCCGCTGGCGAAAATCTTACTTCTGGGGATAAAAACACAGTAGTAGGATATTTAGCTGGACAATCAATGACAACAGCACGCAGCAATGTCCTTTTAGGTAAAGATGCTGGAAAATCAATAACAACTGCTAATTTTAATACTATTGCAGGTGCAACTTCTGGTCATGGATTGACTACTGGTCAAAGTAATAGTTTTTTAGGTTATCAAATTGCGTATTCTGCAACAACTGCAAGTTACAACGTGGGAATTGGAAGAAATGCTTTTGAATCACTTACATCTGGTGAGTTTAATATTGGTATAGGTTATCAAGCAGCAGATAATATAACTTCTGGAAGTACAAACACCTGTGTAGGACAGTATGCTGGAAATACATTAACTACTGGATCAAATAATACTTGTTTGGGAAATAACGCTGTACCTAGTGCAGTAGACGTATCTAACGAGATCACATTAGGAAATACCTCTGTTACTAAGCTAAGAGTACCAGGTATTGATGTTGTTTTGAAGGACAATGGTGGAACACCTACTCAAGGCCATGTTTTAACTGTTGATTCAAACGGAGAAGCCAGTTTTGAGGCTGCTAGTGGCGGACCAACTGGACCAACTGGACCAACTGGACCCCAAGGGCCTCAAGGACCTCAAGGTATTCAAGGTATTCAAGGAGAAACTGGAGCCACAGGCCCTGCTGGACCGACTGGACCTACGGGATCAGTTAACAATAACGCAAGTTTAATTTCATCAGGTACTTTAGCTAATGCAAGATTACCTTCAACAATAGATGTTTCAACACTAGAAGCTGTAAACTTTCATGATTCTGCTGCCTCTGCTGGAACATTAAGTACTGCTGGCTGGTCTGCATATCGAAGCGGTAGTGGATTTGAAGCAATAACCATTGTTAAAAGTAGTAGTGGTTATGGAACAGCAATATTTGTTAATAGGTTAGCTTCTGCTGGCACTGGAAATATATTGGAAATTCAATACAATGGTAGTGCTGTTGGAGGTATAAGTACTAATGGTAGTTCTACATCTTTTAGTACAGGTTCAGATTATAGGTTAAAGCAAGATATAAGTTCTATAACTGATGCAACAACAAAATTAAAAACATTAAATCCAGTAGATTTTAAATGGAAAAATAACACAAGTAAATTTGTAACTGGTTTTATCGCACACGAAGTTCAAGAAACAGGTCATTTTGATGATTTAGTAACAGGTGTAAAAGATGGCACTAGGACAAAATATGACGATTCGAGTGTTACTGAACCAGATTACCAAAGTGTTGATTATGCTAAATTTACTCCGATGCTTGTTGCTGCATTTAAAGAATTAGAAGCTAGAGTCACAGCCCTAGAATCTGGCTAAACTTAAAACAAATCTAAATTATTATGGCTGAACGTACCGCAGAAGAAGTTGCAAAAATTTTTACAAGTGCTGGTGATAGTGTAACTCTCATTAATGAACTTGCTGCTCT